GTTAATAATAGTAATAAAAAAATAAAGTTTTCTGATACAGATCCACCTAAACCTCCGGTAGAATCAGTTAATAAAAGTGATGATTCAGTTAAAAGTCCTGTAATTCCACCAGTTCCAGCCCCAGTTCCAGCCCCAGTTTTGGCTTCAGTTTCAGTTACTAAAATTAGAGAGAAAGTTATAATAAATCAAAAATTGGAATCATTGGATGATTTAATTGATTTAGCAAAAAAATATGATCCTACTAAAGATTATAATTTTAATCTAAAAAAACTTCATAAAATTTTACCTCCTCTAATAAAACTAAAAAATGTAATTGGTATGAAAACTGTTAAAGATAGTATTGTCGGCCAAATTGTATTCTTTTTAAATGAATTTGATGGTTCTCAAAATCAAGATATGTTACATACTATTATTCAAGGACCTCCTGGTGTTGGAAAAACTACTCTTGGTAAAATTATTGGTGAATTATATTATTATTTAGATATTATTAAACCAGTAGTTAAAAAACCAAAAGTTGCTCCAAAGCCTCCTGCTAGAAAAATAAAAATAATTACTTTTGAAGAATTGCTAAATATGGAATTGGATGATTATATGAATAAAAGAACCGGAGGTAATAAAAAAGAAGAGGAAGAAGAAAAAGATGATGATGATGATGATTGTGGATGTGATGATGATAAAGTGGATGGATGGGGTGGTGCGGAGGGGAAGGAAGGAAAAGATGGATTTAAGTTTAAGATTGTTAAAAGAGCAGACCTTATAGCTGGATATCTAGGTCAAAGCACAATTAAATGTCAAAAGATGATTGATTCGTGTCAAGGTGGAGTAATGTTTATAGATGAAGCATATTCTCTTGGAAACCCTGAAGGTCGTGATAGTTTTGCGAAAGAAGTAATTGATTGTATAAATCAAAATTTATCTGAACAAAAATGTAATTTATTATGTATTATTGCGGGATATAAAGATGCTCTTGATACATGTTTCTTTTCTTATAATGAAGGATTAAGAAGAAGATTTCCATTTGTATATACAATTGAAAAATATACAGCTGAAGAGCTTTGTTTAATATTTAAAAAGATGGTTGTAGAATTAGGATGGATTGCGGATGAAGTTCCTGAAAAGTTTTTTAAAGAAAATTATGAATCATTTACCAATCAAGGGGGTGATATAGAAACACTTTTTTTTATGTCAAAAATTGAGCATGGAAAACGTTCTTTATTTGAAACAGAAAATCGTAAAAAAATTAATATAAAAGATTTAGAAAATGCTTTTAAACAATTTAAAATAAATAAAGATAAAAAATCTGATAAGGAAGATGATAAAGACGCTCCTTGGAGAACCATGTACACTTAGATTTAACATTAGTTTAAATATTTATATAAATATTTAAATTATGAAACTTCATATTCACTTCAGCTCCAAATACTAAATTTGGCTGTATATTTTTATGCATTTCTAACGGATAAATAATCAGTTGTTGATTTAGAAAGACCAAATATTCTTCCAAAAAGAGACCATAAATAATCTTTTAATAAAGCACTAATTACAATTATAGCAAGGCATAGAATTATAATTCCAACTGTTGCTCCAGTTGATAATCCAGATTCTTTCTTTGGGGCAGGTGCTGGTGTAGATGTAACTTCGGGTGTAGATGTAGCTGCGGGTGTTGATGTTGTTGCTGCTATTTTAGTCATAATTATATATAATAGATAATATAATAATTATTGATCTAAACTATTTATTAAACTAATCATTTTCAAATTATCTTTTGTTAATTATGAAACGTTTGATATTCATCAGAAGGTTATATACTGCTATACCCGCACCAGATATTAAATTTTTGTGATCAATATGATAAATTTGTTTATTATTTATAAAATAATATATATTATATATATTATGAATATTACTGAGGATAAAACAATTTATTTTTCAACAGATGATATTATATGGAGCAGCAATATGGGAGGAGATGGTTCTTTTCATGCTGATAATTTACATAGGATGTTGTCTGATCCAACATTAAAAAGTCTTATTTTAGACTTACAAATTATTACAGATGATCAATATGATCGTTATATGGAATTTTTAGATCCAAATCTTTCTATACCACACTTACGTTTTTTATCAGAATACAATGCTAGTGAGCATTTAGATATAATTCAAGAAAATTTTCAAACTATTACTAATTTATTAGATACTCGACCAGTATATTTATATTTTGGAAGAAAATCTGATATAAAAAAAGAAAATAATTCTCCAATGGGTCATGAGATATCAATAGTTATTCAAAAAATTGGAAATACTTACACTATTTATATAGGAAATTCTGGATATGGAGCTAGTTACCACGATAGAAAAATGGATGATACGCTATATAATGAATCAATTTTAGAATTTCCAAATATTGATAAAACTAAATTTGAATACTTTTTTAACTTTATCTCATTATCATCAACATTTTATGAATTTTACAATGTAGCAATACCATTATTAATCGGTGGTGATTTAACATATAATAAAAAGAAAATTTATAGAGATTTAATTGAAAAATATAAGCATAAAGAAGATAATTATTTTGAAATGCAGCATATTGGCTCATGTTCATTTAAGTCAGTAATGTTTGGGGCATATATATTTATGAATAATATTGAAGAATCTCCAATTCCAAAAAAAAATATTGATAATTTCTTCTTAATAATTAGATTATATTTCTATAAAACCCTATTAGAATTTATTAATGGACTAAATAAACAAGATGAATGTGATTTTCTAAATGCTTCAAATGATTCAGATTCGAAGATTGTTAAATTAAGAACTACTTTTCATTCTTTATACGAATTTTATAATAATAAACACACAATATATTATACAGATAATGTGATCTTTTCAAATTTATTAGATTCTATTTCTGAGATTGAAACTGAAATTATTCGAAAAATAAAATGTAATAAATTTGAATATAATTTTATAATAGATAAAACATATGCTCCAACTATAAAAGATACAAAAGATATTACAAATATATTTCCTATCTCACAGATACATACAGGGGATTTTAATGATTTTGTAATAAATAATCCACCAGATTCAGCTTCAAAAATAGTTCATGAATTTAATAAATTTAATTATTTAAATGAAATTAGTAATCCTATGTTTTTTACACAAACATATTTTTTAAAAAATCAAAAAAATATGACGCACCAAAATCATATATTTTCAACAACAATTACTTCAATTACTGATGACATTAGTAATATTTATTATATTTTTAATACAAAAGAAGATTATATCCAAAATAAAAGATTTATTTTTAAAGATACAAGTAAGAGAGATGGTTGGGAAGTATTAGATGAAGTATCAACAAAATTATTACGTAATTCGCTTATAACAAATAATAATCAATTTATAGAAATTACACATAATAAAATAAAATATAGAGTAAATGCTTTTACTAAAGCAGTTACTGATGTTAATGGTTATCCGACTATTTATAAATTAGAAAAATTGGACGTTTCATCTCCAAGTGTATTTAATAGATTTAATAATAATGATATATTAAGTGCTGACTTCTTATTATTCTTACATATCTTAAATGAATATCTTGAATATATTATAGAGGATAAAACTTTAAAAGAAGATTCGGACAACGAATTAATAAAAAGTTGGAATGAAAAATATACAAATATGAAAATAGTAAATATTAGAGCATATAATATATTTAAAGAATCTTATGTAAAATTAATTAATAATAATTTTTTAACTTTTATTACACAATCAAAACTAAAATATTATTTATTTAATCATATTAAACCATCAATTGAAGCAATTTTAACTGACCAAAATTATAATAAGAAACCATTAACACGAACCTTTCTTAACAATTATATTAATATTGATAATATTGACAAAATATATATACATAATCGAATAACATCAATAAATACAAAAATAACTGAAATTATAAACTATTTTAATCATTATATACAAAATATAAATAATAAGATAGATATTGAAGCAATGTTTTTAGAAATATTTAATAGTAATAATAATTGGACACTTGATTATGATAGACTAATAAGTTATTATTTTACAAAAGATACTAATATTCATAATTATATACAAACTAAAAATATAGAATATCACAAATCGATTAATATTAAAATTACTTCTGCTGATCCTATTTCTGGTATTTCCTTAGCAAGACAGTTAGGAGCAGATAATATATCAATTGTGACTAATAATGAAAATGTAAATCAAAATAAATATCAAATTGGTTTTATAGAAGATGATATAATAATTACAAATAATGATCAGTATTCAAATTTAAAACTGGATGTGGATAGAAAAGTATTAACAAAAGGTATTAATAAATCAGAATCTTATAAAATTAATGATAGAATAAATGATGACTTATTAAGATCAGGAGATAATGTAAATAAAACAAACATATACACAAAACAAAATGGATTTAGTATGGATGAAACACTTATATTAAATCCATTATGCGAATTATTAGTTAATAATTTTATAGATAAAATTTTATCATATATAGGAAAATCAAATGAACTTATAAATCCAGTTAAATGTGGATCTAAAAATGTTATAAATCCAGAATTTACAGATAATTCAATTTCAAAATGGGATCCTAGTGGAACTAGACGTTATATTTCTACTGGTTATTCAAATGATGGAACTCAATATTATGCTGGTCAATATGTTATTCAATTTATAAATGAGGTTGATTTATCAAGTAATACTAATGGTGATTATTATAAATATGCTAATATTAAAAATAATATATCAAGTTCATTAACAACTGGTAGATGGAATGGTGTAATAAGTTTAAGTACTGAACCAACAATTGATAATGGTACTTGTAAATATCAAATAACTAATAGAGACGCTCGCGCAATTTATAAACAAAATTCAGCAATAGGAGAAAATATAGACACACAATTAGATAGACTAATATATGAGATAACTTATAATCGTGCTGCGGTTGTTAGTAGTATGTTGGCAGTATTTATGGCAAGATTTAAAAAAAATATTGATGAAATTGTATTTAATATAATTAATTTTGATATAATAATACCTACATTTAGAGTTTTTCATAATTTATATGAATTAAATATTAATAGTAATAAAATACCTGATCTAATAAACGGACATATTTTTATGTTGAATGCTCAACTTATGAAAGTATCAAAGCCTCCAAAAAAAAATGAATATTTTGATTCAACACAATATACATTACCCTTTTTCATAAATGATTTTTTATATGATGAATTAAATCAAATGAGAAAAATAAAAAATATTAACAATATAATACCAAATATTTATTTATTAGAAGGAATAGATGCTGCTGATAATAATACAATATCAAATGTGCAAGAATCTAAATTAACATTGAAAAATAGTGATAAATATAATTTTGATCAATATTCTGATAATTTATTAAATGTTTTTTCTTTTATAGATTTAAGTGAAATCTATGAATATCTTAATCGAATTGATACAATTGAAAGTATTCCAAATATAGATGAAAAAACAGAATTAATTTTATTATATTTACTAATTATTGTTATATATAAAAAAGATAATATTGCTACAATTGATCAAATATTAAATAATATATTAACAAAAATAGATAATAAATTAGATGATAAAATAAGTAATCCTGATAATGAAGATAATTTTTATTTTAAAATAGATCCTATAATTATAGCAAAATATATAGAATTAATTGGTGATATTCGTAATATTAAAAATGGAAATGGGATATCAGTTTTATTAAATGATACATTTTCAAATTTAACTAAATATGATACAATATTACAAGTTATTAATTTTATTCAAGAAGGATTAAATATTCAAATTTTATATGATGATGCTACATTAGATAAAACACAAACTATTTTATCCTTAGAAATGAAAATAATTATTTCTGATTATTATGAAGCTAATCATAATAAAGAATTTAATAAAATTGTTAATTTTTTTAAAATTAATAAAAGTTATTGTATGAAATTAAATTCTGGACAATATGAAAAATCTATTAATTTAAAACATGATCATTTTAATATGGAACTTTTTGGAATTCGTAAATTAGAAGATACTAAACATGAAATACATGATGTATATTATAATTGTTCAAATGAATATAGAGTATTTATGATTGATAACCTTAGAGAAATTTATAATGTTCTTAGAGCAGACGAATTAGAATTACCTCCATATTTCTTTGATAATTTTATAATATTAAATAGTTTGAGTCATGGAACAGAATTTATAAAAATAGATGATAATTTTCATTTTGATTTAATAGAGAATTTAGGTAATATATATACAACTATTGTATTTGAGAAAAATAATAATTATTATTGTAAATTATTAAAATATAATGATATAAATTATACACAATTTTTAGATAATAATAAAATTAGTAATATTGATCTAACATCTAATTGTATTGCTTTTGTAAATGAAGCCACTAATATGGTCTTTTTATATTATCCTTATTTAAATATATTATTTAAATGTTTCACTATAGCAGGTGTTAAATATTTACATATTAAATTTATAGAAAGTACTAAAAAAAATATTAAACATGATAATGAATTTATATTTGATACATTTAATATTTTTAATGATGATTCAATATATGAATGTTTAAATAACAATGAATATTATAATTATATTATTGGTAATAATCAAAATGTATTATTAATTAAAGATATTGAAAATAATACAAATATAAGATTAGTTTATTTTATTCATTATTCTTATGATTCAGATAAAAAATTTATGGATACATTAAATGTTGATGATGAATTTCAAAAAATATATAAAGAAAATAAGAAAAATATATATCATTATATTGAAAGCAAACCAATTATTGGGAATGTTAAATTATTTACTCATCCCGTAGATCCATCAACCGGAGATGTAGAAGAACCATTTTATTTTGGACCAAAAAGTATACCAGCATCTATGTCTATACTAAAATATGGAATTCGTGAAGAAGATAAACATAAATATTATTTAGGAAATAAAGAAGGAACCAAAGTAGTAAGTCTAAAATGCGACTTAAAAGATTCATTAAATAATTTATCTGAAATTTATATTAATTCAATTAATTTTAGTAATATTTATGAAGCTTTTCAATTATTTTATTTAGGTTCATTAAATATTAATTATTATTTATCAAAATATGCTTTTAATTTTATATCAAAAACTTTAAAAAGATCAAAATTAAAGAATTTTTTTAATTATTTAAATCCATTTTATACATCTTTTCCATATACAAAAATTTTATATACAGATATATTTGAAATTCAAAATGAAGTTAATAAAGAAGATATATTTATTTTAATTACACTTAATAATCACACACCTGAAAATCTAAGAATGAAAAAAATATATTTTGACAGTATATGTGGTTCAACTATTCAACAAATCTTTAATAATAAATATCCTCAAAGAGCGATAACAAATTTAGAATTTAATTCTAAAGAAGAAACTATTGGATATGGACAATATAAGTATAAAGGTAGGTCATTCATTGTCGTTGCTGATAAATCAATTTATCCAACTTATAAAGAATTAACTACCTCGCAATTTAAATCAAAATATCAAAGAACTATATATGGAATCGTAGCTAATTATATTTTTAGACAAATAGATTATAATGATACTGATTTTATAAATACAGGTTATTATTTAATTTTAAATATAATACCCATTCCTGGTAAAGTTCCAGTTAATGAATTATTTCATTTAAATCCATCAAATGCTCAATCTTATATTAACTTAAGTGATCATATACCCGAAGACAAATATGATACTCTATATGGAACTCTTAAATTAATAGAAAATGCTAAAAAAATTAATTTTAATATGATTGAACTTTCAAATTTAAGAGATTATATATTATATATCGATGAATCAGATGATTGGTTTGATGGCTCAAATGGAATAACACGCACTAATTTAACATTAGATATGGATAAAGTTAATAATATAACATTAAAAAAGGTAATTAAATATAGTCTTGATACTAATTGCGGAGCAACAGTAGATAATGAAATGAAATCATTTATTGAAAAATATATGAAAAATTCTTATAAATATACTATAACTAATTTAGTAACATTTAAAAGATTAATGTTTAGAGAATTAAAAAGAAGATATCTTTTATGTAGTATAAAAATAAAAGAATATAAGGATTATGAAGAATCACTAAACAAAAAGTATGATATATTTACAAGAACTAATGATATAAAATTAACAGAATTATTATTCTTTAAAACATTAAAAGAAAAATATGAAATAAGTATTTATAAATTAGGTGTAAATTTAGGAACTGGAAGTGACGTAGCTAATTTTACAGATTATAATATTTCAGAAAATATTGATGATTATATGATTTCAGCAATAGCAAACCCTGGATATATGTATGATTTTATAAATGGTAAATACTGTATTAAAGATAATTTTAAGGTTAATACATTATTCATCTTTTTTGATTATCTAATGAGCTTACAAAATAAAAGTGTAAAAAAAATATATGGTGGAACTGTAATGAGAAAAGAGCAAATGACATTAGTTAGTGATATTATGTCTTCAGATTGTAATGTAAAATGTGGTAATAAATTTTATCAATTAATTATGGGAGCTGGTAAGAGTTCATATATTGCTCCACTATTATCTTTATTATTGATTGCCGGAGGAAAATACCCAATTCATGTATTACCAGAATACTTAGTTGAACCTGGAAAAGGAAATTTTAAAATATTAACCTATTTTGGTATAACAACAATAAATAAAACAATTAAAAGAGATAGAATACACGAAAATTCATACATATTTGACGAAATAGATGGAACAAATACAGGAAATTGTAATTTTATATTTAGTGATTCATCAATTAAATCTATTTTATTAAACGTAATGAATAAAGATAATATGCTAAAATATAATTACTTACAAAGTAAAATGGAAAATTCATTTTTAATATTTGATGAAGTTGATGATATATCACATCCCTTTAAATGTGAATTAAATTATCCAATAAATAGTTCTGCTAGAAAAATAAATTATTTAGGTGATAAAATTAGGTTCTTAATTGAATTTTTACAATTATTTTATGTTGAAGAAATTTGTTTAGAATATAATTCACATTCACCTAAAAGAGATTACACTAACGAAGAACAAACAATAAAATCAAATTTTTCATTTGAAGATATTAGTATTATTAAAAAGGAAAATAATAAGACTCTATATGGATATTACCATAATAAGACAATTAATAAAGAAGAATTATGTGAATTATTAAAAAGACGTTATTTAAAAATTTGCGAAGCTATTAAAAAATTTTTAAAACAACCTGATGGCGAGACAGCTCTAATCTTAACTATAGATGAATTAGTTGATGAATCGACATTTCAAATAAAAATACAAGCATTCTTTTTAAATGCGTTTATAAATTCAGAATATCTTGAAAAAGTTGATTTCTTACATAGTTTCTTTTTTAATGTATTATCAACTATTTTTACAAGTCAAAATAGAAAAGAATTTGGAACATTATATCTTACTGGTCCAGATGATAATCATCCCAAATTAAGAAATAAAAATTATTCAATAGAAAAACAAAATTATATAGCTATTCCATTTAAAGGTGTTGAAAGTCCATCACTTGATTCTGAATTTGCTGACATCAATATTACATTTGCTTATACAATTGCCGCATATTTTGCTAATAAATTTATATTTAGAGAAGAAGATATTATGATATTAATTAAAAATTATAAAGATGTATATGATAGTAGTCCAGTTAGATGGATTGGATCAACTGGATTTAATCAATTTTGTTTATTAATTGAAGGTATAATTGGTCTAAAATATACTGAGAGAAAACCGGCTAATGAAGAAGCATTTGATATTTTAAAAATTAAGAAATTTGAAGATATATTTAAATATTATCAACCAATTATATCAAATAATGATAAAAAAGAAAGAAAAGAAAAATTAATAAATATTATGTTGAATAATGAATATTTTTTAAATATATTTAAAAATCATGTGAAAGAATATGATTATCAATTAAATGCTACATTTAGTGATATATGTTCATCAGATTTTTGCTTAAATAGAACTGGCTTTTCTGGAACTCCCTACTTTTTGGCACCAATTGATAGAACTGATAAAAAAGTAATTCAATATGAACCAAAAGCAGATCCAAATGCTGAAGGAAGTATATTTTATTCAATTATAAATGATAATGTTCTTATTAAAATGGCAACAAATAAAGATGATATATATAGAATATTAAATAAACAAATTGATGGATCTGATAGATCCGGAGATGATATGAATAATTATAACCGTTCATATAAAGCGTTAATTGATGTAGGAGCATATTTTGTAGGGCTATCACCAGTAGATACAGCATCAATTATTCTAGATACTTGTTCTCAATATGATAGAGTTATTTATGTAAATGAAAAGGATATACAATATTATATTGAAAGAGGGCAGATTTCTAATGGTCGTTATGTTGAAAAAGAAGTTGTTGCTTCTCAATTTTCAGCTATAAAAGATAATAAATTTATTGTATTTTTTGATCAAAAACACATAACTGGTGTAGATGTAAAATTTATGCCACTTGATGCTGTTGGATTGGTTCTTATAAAAAATAAAACATCTATTAGAGATTATGGTCAAGGGGCATATAGATTAAGAAAAATTAATATTACACAAAAATCACATATTTGTATAGATCTAACAACTTCAAATTTATATAATATAAAATATAATGCTCAAGGTTGGACAAATTGTTTAGAATTTAAATTGAATATTTTAAGTTTATTATACAATAATGAGAATAATATTAAGAACTCTAAAATTGGACTGCAGGCAATACATAATTTTAGATCAGTATTTAGATACCATTTATTAAATACTGGTATCAATAAAATAATGTTTTCATATTATTATACAGATTTAGCAATCAATGTATTTGTAATTACAGCATCTAAACCAAGAATAACACTTTCTAAGGATATTGGTAAAAAAATACAACAAATTTATGTTGAATATTTAGAAAAATTATATAATGAATTTTCTAAAATTGGATCAGATTATAAATTAGAAATAAAATTAAATGAATTATGTCGCTTAATTCAACTTCAATCAGCAGATAAATCAATCTCTACAAATGAATTACAAGCTCAAGTTGAAGCACAAATGGAAGCCCAACAAGAGTTAGAACAAGAACAAGAAATTACAATGTTATCAATTTTTAGAAATTTATATGATTATGATTTAGGTTCTGCTGAACAATTCTATACTATATCAGATTTAATTACTATTGGAACAGTAACAAATATTCATATTAGAAGTAAAAATGACGACTCTACTACACCAAAGAAAACATTAATTTCTCATGGTTTTGAAAATAACATATTAATGACAAAACTGTTTGTATATAAATATTATCAATTAATTTATAAAGATGATGTATATGCTAAATTTGTTGATAAAGGAGAAAAAGTCCTAGATATACCCGAATATGTTTTTAAAATCATTAAAACAATTGGATCAGGAATAATGAGTAATAAATATATTATTATGACACAAGAAGAATGGATACAATTATTATCATATAATAAAAATAATGATATTTTAGCAAATTTATTTTTAAACTATAATTATAATATGTATAATACAGATTTAGCATTGTATAGACATTTACCAGAATTTATAGATTTAATTAGTTATATAACAAATAAAATAATAATTGATCCTAAAAAATTAATTGATTTAATAGATAATTTAATAATACATCCAGATCCTTTAAAAACTAATATAAAAGAACCATTATATAATTTTCTTTCTCATATGTTATTTATTGAAAGTTATAAGGATCCAACCGCTATACCAAAATCAAAATTAAATGAAACAATAATGTATAATTTTATATTACTAAAATATTTTAATCCTCAGTTTAAATATATATTAAATAGTAATTTATTATCTCAAGATTTAACTAAATTTATTGCGAATAATGGCACATTAACTGGCTATGTTTATAATACACCAAAATTTAATGAATTAATTGTATATTTATCACAATATATTAATTACCATACAATGATAAATACTATTGTAGATTATCATACAACTCCATCAAAAGCACTAGAAATATATTCTGACCAAAATTTTTCTAATATTACTACAACAGATGTAAATAAAATGTTATCAAATATTAATGGCCGTCCTAAGATAGATAATTATATTTACGGTTTGTTAATAGATACAATAACAATAAGTGATAATAATTTAAAATCATGGGAAACCCAAAGAAAAATTTATCAAAATATATTAAATACTTTAATACTAAATTTACCTTAAAAACATTAATTTTATATATCATAAATATTTTATTATTATTCTAATAATAAAATTGACATATTGATCAGTAAAACTGATCTGCCCAGCAATTTTTTTATAGCATCAATCATTTAGATTGATGTTCTAAAAAATTGACATGTTGATCAGTAAAACTGATCTGCCCAGCAATTTTTTTATAGCATCAATCATTTAGATTGATGTTCTAAAAAATTGACATGTTGATCAGTAAAACTGATCTGCCCAGCAATTTTTTTATAGCATCAATCATTTAGATTGATGTTCTAAAAAATTGACATGTTGATCAGTAAAACTGATCTGCCCAGCAATTTTTTTATAGCATCAATC